CGTGTCCTTATTGTGGTGATTCTGAGAAGAATACACATAAGGCACGTGGATATCATTTCGTATACAAAGATACATTCATGTATAAATGTCACAACTGTGGTGAGAGTAAAGGATTTGCTTCTTTTTTGAAAGATCAAGACAACACATTGTGGAAACAGTATTGTGTCGAGAAATTTTACAAGAAAGAGCCCAACTATACTCCAATACTAAAATTAAAAACTCCACTCCCGAAACATGACACACTCAAGAAAGTGGGTTGTGTTAAGGCGATTGATGATCAAAGAGCACGAGACTATCTCAATGTGAGAAAAGTCCCTAAGGATAGATGGGACGAATTGTACTATATTGAAAATTGTCAATCTCTAAGTCAATTGGATTATAAGTATAATGAAAGAGTATTTGGAAATGATCCTCGATTAGTGATCCCTTTCTATTCTAGACAAGGGAAACTGATTGGTGTCTCCGGTAGGGCTCTAAATAACAACAAACTAAGATATTTAACATTAAAATTTGATGAAACACAACCACTCATTTACGGCTTACGAACAGTCGATTACAATAAGAGAGTTTACGTTACAGAAGGCCCTATTGACAGTTTATTTTTACAGAACGCAATCGCCGTAGCTGGTAGTGACTTCTCAAAATTGAAGTCAATAGTACCAGTCGAGCAAGCCATTGTTGTATTTGATAATGAACCCAGGAATCCTGAGATCATAAAACATTTATCTCAAATGATAGAAGCTGGATTTACAGTATGTATTTGGCCAAAGACTATTAGAGAAAAAGACATCAATGATATGGTGTTAAACGGGTTGTCTTCAAAGATAGTAGAAGACACTATAAACAAGAATAAATTTTCAGGATTATCAGCTAAGATGGCCTTGAGTGACTGGAGTAAAGTAAGTGGGTGATAATAAACTACAAGTAATTAAAAGTGATGGTACCTCTCAACCGATAGATTTAGAAAAAGTACATAGAATGGTAGAAGCAGCGTGTGATGATGTTGCAGGTGTATCTGAATCAGCAGTCGAAATGAATTCAGGATTACAATTTTATGATGGAATCACTACTAAACAAATACAAAGCATATTGATTAAATCTGCCGCAGACTTAATTTCATTAGAAAGTCCAAATTATCAATATGTTGCAGCAAGACTCTTATTGTATCAAGTAAGAAAAAATGTATTCAACACTAAGTGGAAACACTCTAGAATTTATCCCGCGTTAAAAGATGTCGTTACTAGAAATATCAATTCTGGTGTTTATGATGAAAGACTAGTCACATATTATGATGATGAAGAATGGGAAAAATTAGATGATTACATGAAACATGACAGAGATTTCTTGTTTACATATGCAGGACTCAGACAAATAGTTGACAAATATCTTGTTCAAGATAGAAGTTCAGGTAAACTGTATGAATCTCCACAATATATGTATATGTTAATTGCTGCTGTTTTGTTCAAAGAATATCCAAAGGAAAAGAGATTACAATATGTTAAAAAATATTATGACGCCATTTCACAATTTAAAATCAATATTCCAACACCGATCATGGCCGGTATTAGAACTCCTTTACGTCAGTTTGCGTCTTGTGTTCTTGTTGACTGCGACGATTCTCTCGACAGTATTTTCAGTTCTGATATGGCTATTGGTCGTTATGTTGCTCAGCGTGCGGGAATTGGTATCAATGCTGGGAGGATACGAGGCTTGGGTTCGAAGATTCGAGGAGGAGAGGTCCAACACACAGGTGTTATTCCATTCCTTAAGAAATTTGAATCGACAGTCCGTTGCTGTACTCAAAACGGCGTTCGAGGTGGTTCGGCAACAGTTCATTTCCCTATTTGGCATCAAGAAATAGAAGACATACTTGTACTCAAGAACAACAAAGGTTCAGAAGATAACAGAGTCAGAAAACTAGACTACTCAATTCAAATATCGAAACTGTTCTATGAACGATTTCTTAGAAATGAAGACATCAGTTTATTCTCACCACATCAGGTACCAGGACTATACGAAGCTTTTGGCACTGAAAAGTTTGATGAACTCTATGAGAAATACGAAAGAGCATACTCAGTTCCTAAAGAGAAAGTAAATGCTCAACAACTGTTCATGACATTATTGAAAGAAAGAGCAGAAACAGGTCGAATTTACATAATGAACATAGATCATTGTAATAGTCACAGTTCATTTTGGGAAGATCAAGCCAAAATCAGTATGTCAAATCTATGTCAAGAGATCACATTACCAACAAAACCCTTAACTAGTCAAAATGATGAAGAAGGAGAGATCGCTCTCTGTATATTGTCAGCTATTAATGTTGGCCAAATGACTAATGATTTCAAAGAAATGCCTGAACTATGTGATCTAGCTGTTAGGGCATTAGATGAAGTCATTGATTATCAGAACTATCCAGTCAAAGCAGCTGAACTGTCAACTAAGAAAAGACGAAGTTTAGGGATTGGATACATTGGTCTTGCTCATTTCTTAGCTAAGAACAAAGTCAAGTATAATGATGAAGAAGCATTCAAGTTAGTTCATAGACTAACAGAACATTTTCAGTTTAATCTACTCAAGACTTCTGTTGAATTATCTAAAGAAAAGGGAGATTGTGATGGTTGGAGTGATACAAAGTATTTCGGTGGATTACTACCAATTGATCATTACAAGAAAGATGTTGATGAAATAGTCAATCCTGAATACGAGTGTGATTGGGAAAGTTTACGAGAAGAACTAGTCAAACATGGAGTAAGAAACTCTACGCTATCAGCTCAGATGCCCTCTGAGAGTTCCTCAGTGGTCTCTAATGAAACGAATGGTATTGAGCCACCTCGAGACTATCTCTCAATTAAGAAAAGTAAGAAAGGACCGCTCAAACAGATAGTTCCTGGATATCCATATCTAAAGAATTTCTATACATTGTTATGGGACATGAAAGATAACGAGGGATACATCAAGATAGTTGCAATCATGCAGAAGTTCTTTGATCAATCAATCAGTGGAAACTGGTCATACAATCCAGAGAACTACGAGAACAATGAAGTTCCCTTATCAGTCATGGCGAAAGATATGTTGACATCATACAAGTATGGATGGAAGACAGTTTATTATCAAAACACAATGGATGGTAAAACAGAAGATGAAGTTGAAAGTGTATCTGTATCTGAAGTATCACATCTAAACAATCCCAGTCTAATAGCACAACAAGAAGAACTAGAAGATGATGAAGATTGTGAATCAGGAGCTTGTGCGATATGATGCCTGCGAGATATGAAAAAATCCTTTTAGTGATATCAATCATTGTTGTTATCGTTATATTAGTAATGACATGAGTTGAAAATGACAGTATTCAATAGAAAGAAAGTCAACACACTCAAACAACCCATGTTCTTTGGTGAAGACTTAAACACACAACGATATGATGAATTCAAGTATCCCATATTTGACAAATTAACACAAAAACAGTTAGGATTCTTCTGGCGACCTGAAGAGGTCAGTCTACAGAAAGATAGAAATGATTATCAATCATTAGATGCTGGACAAAAACACATCTTCACAGCTAATCTCAAATATCAAACACTACTCGATAGTGTTCAAGGTCGTGGTCCTGCGTTAGCGTTACTCCCTTACGTCAGTATTCCTGAACTAGAGGGATGTATCATAACATGGGATTTCATGGAGTCTATTCATAGTCGTAGTTATACATACATAGTCAAGAATCTTTATTCAAACCCAAGTGAAGTACTTGACACAATACTAGACACAAAAGAGATAATCAGTCGTGCAGAGTCAGTCACTAAATGTTATGATGATTTCATGCAAACTGCCGCAGCATGGAAAGCACAAGGTTTAATAGCAAACAAATCAACGTATGAACTCAAGAAGAAATTCTACATGATGTTGATTAGTATAAATATCCTCGAAGGAATACGTTTCTACGTTAGTTTCGCATGCTCCTTCGGGTTTGGGGAGTTGAGGCTCATGGAAGGATCTGCAAAGATCATTTCTTTAATCGCTCGAGATGAGTCTCAACACCTCGCTATTACTCAACACATCATTAAGAATTATCAAAACAATGAAAATGATAAACAAATGTTGAGAGTAATGAAAGATTGTGAACAAGAAGTTTACAAGATGTATCGTCAAGCTGTCAATGAAGAAAAAGAATGGGCTAAGTATTTGATGAAAGACGGATCCATGATCGGACTGTCTGAAACTCTATTAGGGAACTATGTTGAATGGATCGCTAATAAGAGACTACGAGCACTCGGACTCAAACCTCTATACGATAGACCGATAAGAACTAATCCCTTACCTTGGACTCAACATTGGTTGACTAGTCGTGGCCTTCAAAACGCCCCACAAGAGACTGAAATTGAGTCATATATAATAGGAGGGATCAAACAAGATATCAAAGAAGATACGTTTGAACAATTTAAATTATAGGAATAGATTATGAATGAACGATTGAATAGAATACTACATTACAAGTTTCATATAGGATGGGTCTTTACATTTTTAATAGTCTGTATCTCATTATGTGTGATTGCATTGATTAGATTAATATGAAGAAACCCAAGAAGAACAGTAGAAACGAATTCGGTTATCCCAAATCACTTCGTAAGAATACACC